GTTCTTCCTTTCGCCATTTTTGGTCAATTAAAAATTTTAATTTCTACAATATAAATTTTCACGTCGTATATGTAATATGATGAATAATAATTGTTATAATTGGCGTAAAATTCAAGACAAAAACTATATACATAATATTTTGTATATGAGCTGATGATATTATGAATTAAAAAATTGAGATAATTATGAGAATTGCATGCTATATATTATACTATACGTAAAATGTCAAAAAATTATTTAATTGTCGAATTATGAAAGTTGAAATATGGATGACTTTGTCAAATTAGAATGTAAAAAATATACTCTTCAATTATTCGAGTGGTTAAAAATGCGTTACTTTGATAACGTTTACGATTATTTAGTTTTGGAAGATGAAAAATTGATAACTATAAAAATTAGAATGAATATTACAAAAGAAAGATATGAGAAAAAAGGAATTGGAATTTTGAGATATATAATTAAAACTTTCAAATATCCACAATATATTAAAATAAATTGGCGATACAATCATAATATGTTTAATATTACAGTTTTTTGCGGAGAAGTTAGCAAAAGTATATATTTGTCAGAAAACGAAAAATAAAAATGAGAAAAAATGGATAAAGAATGCCGTTTAATAATAGTTTTTTTAATTTTTCTAGCTTTTATATTTTTAGCTTTAGTAATTTTGTCATTAGGAATTCTAACAAAAAATATATTAGAAATTATAATATCAGTAATTTTTGCATCTGGAATTTTTGCATTTATGTATGTAGAAATTTATGACATTTTTGCAGATATTTATGATGAAATTGATGAACTTAAAGCTGAAATTGAAAGATTAAAAAAGAAGAAATGAATAAAAATATATTTGTCATAAAGTTAAAAGTAAAAATCATGGAAAATTATGATAATTCAAATTCTAAAAATGAACAACATATTTTGAAATCAATTTTAGAAAATTGTGATGAAAATAGTTATTTTTGTACAGATTGGTGTTGTTATATAAAATGTAACGGAAAATGGTATAGAATTGAATATTTTGACCCATTAGGAACTATGGATGATGAATATATAGAAATTTTTGAAGATGAACCTCCAAATATTGATTCCTAAACTAGAAAATAAAAAATAATAAGAAATATATTCGTCATATCTTATTTTTCAAACTCGATAAAACATGATCTTAAGTGATCGTGATTTAAAATACTATCTAGAAAAAGAATGGATAAAAATAGTGCCATATTCGGAAGAAATAGTAAGAGAAAATGGCGTAGATTTAAGAATTGGAAATCATTTTGCTAGATTGAAAAAAACAGATAAAGTATTCGAGCCAGATGATAATATAGAAGATTTTTACGAAATTGTAGATTCTTACGAAATTGTAATACAACCTCATGAACATTTATTAATGGAAACCCTTGAATATATAGAACTTCCAAACGATATTATGGCTTTTGTGAATCTACGTTCTACATATGCTAGACTTGGAATTTCTATACCTCCAACAATTATAGATGCCGGATTTAAGGGTCAATTAACAATAGAAATTATTGGCTCAGAATTTCCAGTAAGATTAGCAACTGGAGAAAGATTTCTACATTTAATTTTCGCTAAAACATTATCTCCAGTAGAGAAACCATATCATGGAAAATATCAATATCAAAGAGGTGTAACTTTGCCAAGATTTGAAATATTTAAAAATAGTAACTATAAAAGTTAAAAGAAAAAAAATTAATAACTTAAGATAACTTTTTTTATTAAAACGTAATTTTTTCAATTTTAACTTCATCATTTTCTTTATTTCTGACATGATTATCTAAAAATTCTATAATCGCTAATCTGACAACTTCAGATCTATGAAATCTATGATTCATAGCATAATTATCGAGTTCATCAAGGAGTTTTTCTGGAATTTTTATACTTATTACTCTCATTTTGATTGCCTCTTTTGTAAATATTCCTCTAACGCTTCCTCTATAGCTTCAGTCATAGTGATATTGTTGTTCACGCAATAGATTTTTAGCCTTCTCTTTAGCTCTTTATCTATATGAATTCCAAACGTAATTCTTTCCTTTTTTACTTCTTTCTCCATTTTTCCTCAGTTTATAAACATACATTATGACATATTTATATATTTCGAATTTTTGCACAAACTTTATTATTAAGTAATTTGTAAATAACAGAATTGAAATGACACTAAGCCAAACAGCTTTAGAAGGATTTTTAGCATTAATAGGAGTTCTAATAGGCTCATATGTTGTTGGCGAAATTATACATCTTTATAATCAAAAACAAACAAATGAATCATTCCAAATAGCAATTGATCAAATGACAAAATCAACAATTACAGCAATAGAATCAATAAAGGACACTACAACTCTTGGAGTTAATTCATTATTGAATATGGATACATTAAGAGATGTAAATGCATTAGCACAGAAAAAAGCTGAACAAAATTCAAACTCTCAACAACAGTCACAAAGTAAATAATTTATTTTTGATTTTTTAACATATAAGTTAAAACTTTTTTTATATCTTTTTTTGTTTTCGGAACTAATTGAATTCTAATATCCGAATGTTTTGGCATTCGTTTATGAACTCTGGAATAGTCAAGTTTTTTATTCGTGAAAACTAAAACATGGTAATGAAGTCCATGTAATCTTGTTGTATATTCTTTTACGCTAAATACATGAGAATTTTTATCATGATTATAGATATATTGCCGAAATTTTTTATAAATTTTTGTCGTATCATTATAGCGATAATTTGTAGCGATAGTAACAAAATATGTATAATTGTAAAGAAAATGATAAATGAAAACTTTTTCACAGATCACATTTCAAAATGAAAATCTGACATTTAAATGTATATGTCACGTTTATATATTTTATAAAAATAAAGAAATATATGAAGCGACAGAAGAACAAATATATAGAAATTCGCATACCAAGTAAATATAAAAATGTTTTTTATCAAAAAAGAGACTTAATAAAACAAGAAATTGACAAAATACTAAATGGAGAAAAACAATTTAAGCCAATAGAAAGTACAGATAACTATGATGAACGTGTTTTCTTCACAATTGATGAATTGTACTATCAAAAACTTGAAGAATTAGCTAAAAAATATAATCTCAAAATCTCAAAAATCATAAGATCCATATTCTTCAAGTTAATTTAAATCTTTTTTTATTTCTTTTTTCTCATGGAGAATATATTAAGCTATTAAATTCTTAAATATTTAAATTTGTCATATTTCAAACTTTTAATTCGGGAAACAAGATGGCAAGCCTGAAGGAAATAATAGATGAATTAGGTAAAACTGCAAAAGAACAGAATAAAATAGTTAGCAGAATTTTAAAGATAAAAGGATTAAAAAGACTAGTAGTACAACTAAATGCAGTTCCACAAGATGGCAAAGTAAGATATTCTATGACCATTCATAGCCAAAATAACTTTAGAAAACAATTAGGAATAACTGCTAATGATGCAGAAGATTTAAGATTAATTGCAGAATTCTTAAATAAATATGCTGACATTTTAAATGAATATGTAAAGTTTACGCCTAGAGGTAATAATACTACACAAGTTGAGGAATTGGAATTAAGTGAAGAAGAACAAGAAAAGAAAGAACAAAAAACACAGAAAAAAGCACAGAAAAAGAATGTTGAAGACGAATTTTAAAATGTCATAAGTTACGATTTTTTTTATGAGTAGTGATTTTCAGTTTTTGGATAAAGTCAAGTCTCATTCTTTTTTTTACAATCCCCGTGATACAGAAAGAGTTTTAAATATAATTCTCTCTGGAAAACAGATTGAAGAAAGAAAAAAAATTGAGATTTTAAAAGCTTATAAACGCGGAATTGATCAACAATATTTTCAAAGCTATTTATTATTTAATGATGAAGTTAAGTTTATTTCAAAAATTACAAGTTTTAAAGTAAAAGATGGTTCAGTAATAGCGAAATTTCAAAATGGATTTACTGGTGAATTTGACCCACATCTTATAGCTGATAATCCTGAAGATTTCTATAACCTAATAACTTCTTATATGTTTGTTAAAATTAGGAAAGGCATAAATGACTGGCATATTTATGATATTTATTCAATTGAACCGCCGAATAATTATGAAATTGCAAAAGAATTATTTGACTTAGCGAATCAAGAACATCTAACATATGCTCTTCTACTTCAAAGCTTTGGATATGATGTAACAAAAATGGATACAACTGACATATTTTTATTTTTGCCAAGACTATTTCCACTTTTCAAATCACCAATTACAAAGAGACAGATAAATTATATTGAAATTTCAAATAGAGGAACTGGAAAAACTACAACTTTTATGATTTTACAAGAAGTTTTCAATTTTCGTTATTATACAGAACCGCCAACTTATGCCAATTTAGTCTATGATGCCCGAAACAATATGTATGGAGCTGTATTCTTGAGTAATGGCTTAATATTTGATGAAATTCAAACTTGGAAAAATGGATTTTCAGCAAAAGAATTAAATACTATAAATTCAACTCTAAGCACTGGCATAGAAAATTGTATTTGGACAAGAGGTGCTGGAACAGAGTCAAAATCTGCTACTATTCAAAAATGTATTCCAATAATTTACGCAGGTAATCCTTATGCTTACACAATTAATAGACTAATAGCTCCAGATGTTGAAGATTATTTACAAAATTATGAAATTTTCACTTCTGCAATTTTAGATAGAATTCATATTATTCAAATCGCAATTAAAAAAACTTATGATAAAATTATAAATGCCCAAGTTTTATATCCCTCAATTTTAAAAGCTTTAATTGAATTAATTCAGCAGAAGATAAATAGCATCAATAATTATGTAAATTGCGAAAATTTAGAATCTAGAAGACAAGAACAAAGTATTGATATCCAAATTTTATTGCAAGCATTAGATGTTGATTTACAAATTGGAAAAGTTCAAAATGAAGAAGTTTGCAATAAAATAATAAACTTAATGAGATTTTTCAATTTAGGAGAGTGAAACTATGAATTATGAAGAATTTGTGAAACAAAGCTTCAAAATGAAATATCCAGAGGATACAATATTTCCTAGTGAAATTGGAATATGTTTCAGAAAAAGCTATCTTAGTAGAAAATTTGAATTTGAGAGAGGAATTAATGAAATTAGTTTAGATCTAGGAGAACAACATCATGAAAGAGTAGAAAATTATTTTGTTGAAAAATTAGGCTGTAAAAGTGAAGTTGAAGTGAAAGGCGAAATTGAAGGATTAAAAATTTCTGGAAGAATTGACTTAATTTGTAATAACGATCTTATAGAACTAAAAACTATCACAAGTAACTATTTTAATATAAAGGAATATCATCTTTATCAAGTTTCAATTTACTATTACTTATTACAACAACAAAACTATAAAATTGATAATGTCTATATCATATATTTAAATAGAATAAATAAAGAAGTTAAGCAATTCCAAATAAATAAAAAAGTATTAGACGAATATATGAAAAAAACAATTGACTGGATTAGAAAATTTAAAGAATTTATGAAATCACAAGATTACAAAACTATACCTGGCGCGAATAATTATCTATGCAAAGCCTGTGAATTCAGAGCAAAATGTTACGGTTCCTTATTTTGAAAAAATAAAAATATTTTTATTTGTCATGTAACATAACGTTAATTGAGAAAACATGTCAGACATATATGAAGTAAAAAAACAACAAATTAAACAAAAAATAGAAGAAATGGATGATAATCAAATATTAAAACTTCTAGAAAATGCTTTTATCTTCAATAGAAAGGCAGAATTAATACTATATACAAAATCTGATAATTCAATTTCTGGATATATTAAAATTGCTAATAAAATGATAAAATTTAAAATATGGTTTTCAACTTTTGGAAATACAAAATCTATAACTATTGGCAATATAACAAAAATTGTGAAAGGTTGACAGAAAATGATAGACTACGAATTTGACTATAACGAAATAAAAAGTGAATTGGAAAATGTGGTAAATGAGTTAA